ATAAGCGTTCCTGGTCAGTTTGGTGCAAATGGCGCACAATACTCACTACCTAATGGTTCAATGCAGACAACCGCAGGCGGCGTTGACTTCACAGTCAATGTAAATGCTGGCTCAATTATTGCCCAAGAACAGTTGCAAGATGTCCTTCGTGATACTCTGCTTGATGCTTCACTCTCGGCTAAGTTCGCAGCGATATTCCGTCAAGGCGGATCATTCGGCCCATGACTCTACCTGCACAGATCGCTGTCTCATTCGACTTTACCTCTGGCGCAACCTTCGGGTATCCCTTTACTATTGGCGATCCTGAGTATGGCAAGTTAGGCGTAGGCACACTAGCATCGACTACTACTCCAGAACCTACAGTTGATCTGACTCCCAATGTTCGCCAGATAAGCATCAAGCGTGGGCGCAACATCATGCGCGATACCTTCGAGGCTGGCTCAGCAACCGTTAGAGTTATAGACCCAGACGGATCGTTTAACCCACAGAATGTTAACTCGCCTTACTTCGGCTTCTTGACTCCACTACGCAAGTTGCGCATCTCAGCTACAGTCGGAGGAGTTGGATACTTCTTATTTTCTGGATATACGACAGACTATAAGTACACCTACCCACAGGGGCAAGAGATAGGTTATGTTGATATTGTTTGCTCTGATGCTTTTAGACTTATGCAACAGGCTGGGATTACTACAGTCGCAAGCGCAACCGCCGGGCAAGATACAGGCACACGCATAGGCAAGATCCTCGATCAAGTCTCATGGCCGACATCTATGCGCAATATCGACACAGGCAACACAACCTGTGTGGTAGATCCTGGCACTTCTCGCACAGCCCTTGATGCACTAAAGAACGCAGAGTTCTCAGAGCAGGGTGCGTTCTTTATTAACGATGAAGGCACAGCAGTATTCTTAAACCGCACCAATGTAATCAAGAAGTATGGCGATGCGCCCATCGTGTTTAATCAGACTAGCGGCATTCCTTACAGCAACCTAACCTTCGCCTTCGATGATAAGTTGATCATCAACAGCGCTGGCATGACTCGCGTGGGTGGCACTCAGCAGGTATCAGAGGACTCAGCCTCGATCGCCAAGTATTTTCCTCACCAGCTAAATGAGAATAACCTGGTGGCGCAGACAGATGCAGACACTCTTAATATCGCCAAGATTTTTGTCGCGACCCGTAAAGAGACCACGATCCGCATCGATGCCATGACGGTCGATCTACTCGATCCAGATGTACCAACTGCGACCATGCTGGACTTCGATTACTTCCAACCCCTAGAGATTACTAACATTCAGCCAGATGGCTCAACGATCGTTAAGACACTACAAGCACAAGGCTTCTCATGGAACATAACGCCAAATGCCATGAGCGTAACAATTACAACTCTCGAACCGATCGTTGAAGGGTTCATCATCGGAAGCGCAGTATCAGGTATAATCGGCACTAACATAATGGCGTACTAGGAGATATAAATGGCAACAGGCTTTCCAGCAAGCACAGGCGATGTCCTTAGCGCGGCTATGTATAACGGACTTACTTCGTTCTCAGTAGGCGCGGCTAATACAGCCGACTACACAGCGGTCTTAGCAGACCAGTACCAGAGCCTAGAGATTATGAATAAGGCAACTGCTATCGCCTTCAAGATCCCGACCGATGCTTCGGTGGCATTCGAGATCGGCACAGTCCTAACAGTTCTCAACATCGGCGTAGGTACTTGCACTATTTCAGCAGTAACGCCCGGCACAACCACAGTTCTTTCGGCGGGCGCAGTAGCAGCTAGCCCAACCCTTGCTCAATATAAATCAGCAGCTTGCATCAAGACCGCTGCTAATACTTGGTATGTCGTGGGTGCGATCGCATAATGATCGCTAACCAAATTGCTGGACTTATGGGGGTTAGCGCGCCTGTCTCGCTCACCGATTATGAGTCTATTGCTACCGCTAATGGCACAGGGTCAAGCGGCACAATTACTTTTAGTTCTATACCTAGTACATATAAACATCTACAAATCCGCCTTATGGCAAAAGACACAGGCGGGGTTTCTCCTGAGATTCAAGTAACTTTTAACTCAGATACCGCGGCTAATTATTCTCGCCATAGACTTACAGGAAATGGCACAAGCGCAGCCGCGTTTGGTCAAGCCAATACTTCTAACATTCCCTTTATTGGTCAGGTTGGTTTACCAACTGCCGCTTCGACTTACGGCGTTGCGGTAATAGATGTTTTAGAATATGCAAATACTAATATCTATAAAACACTAAAAGTTCTATCTGGACAAGACAGCAACGGCAGCGGCGGAGTTGATTTTACTTCAGGCTCTTGGCGTAATACTGCCGCTATTTCTACTGTAACCGTTTCTTTAAGCGGATCAAATTACACAACAGCAAGTCAAATCGCTCTGTATGGGATTAAATAATGCCAGCAACTTATGAACCAATAGCGACTAACACGCTTGGCAGCGCAAGTGCCACAGTATCTTTTACTTCAATACCCGCCACCTATACTGATCTTGTCTTGGTTATAGGTGGGGCTGCATCTAGCGCGCAGGGTATGTTCTTATATTTTAATAACGATACTGCTGCCAATTATTCTAGAACTTTAGTTTACGGAGACGGTACATCAGCACTATCGTCTCGATCATCTGATCACAAAGTACTGGAAATTGGCACAGCAATTTCAACACTAACTGCAAGCGTTATGAACTACAGCAACACCACAACCTTTAAAACAACCCTTACACGCGGCGGATCAGCGGCTAACCTAACTATTGCTGAAGTTGGCACTTGGCGCAATACTGCTGCGATTAACCGCATAGATGTAACAACTGGAACTGGAACGATGAACACAGGAACGGTTCTTACCCTATACGGAATTAAGGCGGCATAATGGCTAACACTTATGTAAAGATAGGCAGTACCGTAACTGTTGGCGTATTGGGTGCAACTGATATTACCTTTTCATCTATCCCTAGCACTTACACAGATTTATTGGTTCTGGCATCAGTTCGCGGCTCAGATGTTACAACAAATAACACTAACTTACGCATAGAGTTTAACGGCTCAACTACTTCTTATACAGAAAGAGAACTTTACGGCAACGGCTCTGCTGCTGCTAGTGCTTCTCTGTCCTATATTTCTCTAGGCTATGTGCCAAACGCAGGTGCTACCGCTTCCACCTTTGGCAACTGCCAAGCCTATATTCCAAATTATGCTGGATCAACTAATAAATCCGTATCAACAGAAGGCGTAGCAGAAGGCAATACAACTGCGATGTTAATGGGTATGGATGCAGGGCTTTGGTCTAACACCGCGGCAATTACATCTATTAAGTTATATGTACCTTCTTACAATTTACTTCAATACTCAACAGCAACCCTTTACGGCATATCTAAATCATAGGAGACAAAATGGCAGACACAAAGATCATCGTTAACTGCGAGACAGGCGAAGTCTCTGAGGTTGAACTAACAGCCGAGGAAGTAGCACAACGCGAGGCAGATGCTATTGCTTACGCTCAGGCTAAGGCAGATGAGGAACAAGCAGCAGCCGAGAAGGCTGAGGCTAAGGCTGCTATCGCAGAGCGCTTAGGACTTACCCAAGATGAACTGGCAACGCTACTGGCATGAAGCCAAAGTTATGCAAAGCCGGGCAACAGTTACGAGAACAATTCGATGACTCGTTCCCAGACCGCGATCGCGCTTCCGATGGCTGGATCGCCGATGCCCGACATCGTGCAGGCGGCACTAGCGATCACATACCTTGTGCATCGACTGGGAATGTTAGAGCGATCGACCTCGATCGAGATGTCTCTGGTAAGGCAAAACCTGACCTCATGCCCGATATTGCTGATCAACTTCGCAGACTTGCCAAGACCGATAAGCGGATCAAATACATCATATTCGAGTCAAAGATCTGTTCAGCCAAGAGCGCTTGGCGCTGGCGAACTTATACTGGGATTAACAAGCATCGCCATCATATGCATGTCTCGTTCAGCATCAAAGGTGATCAAGATGGTTCGTTCTTTAATATCCCGTTACTAGGAGGCTCACTATGAACATGAAAAACCCTTACCTACTCACAGCAGGCGCATTCTTATCTGCTTGGGCTGCATCTAATTTCGCAGCAGATTACCGTTCGATCCTGTGGGCTGTACTAGCTGGGGTCTTTGGATATGCGACACCTAAACGGTGAGTCCTCAGGATTACGCTGCTATTGCAGTAGCGATCGTAACGGTTCTGGGTGGTGTTACTGCGATGCTGCAGTTCTTAGTCAAGCACTACCTCAATGAATTAAAGCCCAATAGTGGATCATCTATCAAAGATCAAGTTAATCGACTGGAAGCGCGTGTCGATACTATTATTGAACTATTAGGTAAGTAAGACTTATCTCATGGCACGCAAGAAGGCTATCGATCTAGAGGCTTACTCTATGCTCGATCAGTATTGCATCGGGCTAAATGAGTATTACAAATCGCTTAGACGAGCAGGGTTCTCAACAGAGATGGCTTTGGCTATCTTGCTTGAACCTTTAACTTACCCGGCAACCATCCTGCCCACACCTAATTGGCTGCCACAACTTCCCGACTCGATCCCTTATGACGATGACGATGAGGATTAACAATGAAAAGAACTGTAATCGTTCCAGATCTACAAGTTCCATATCATGACGAAGTTGCTGTCAGGAATGTTGCATCTTTTATTAAGGCATACCGTCCAGATAGCGTTATTACATTGGGAGATGAAATCGACCTCCCACAGATCAGCCGATGGTCAGATGGAACGCCGGGCTGGTACGAGCAGACACTAGCCGAGGACAGAGATCAGGCAGTTGAGGTTCTCTGGTCGCTAGTCGAGCATTCTAAAGAGGCTCACATGATCCGTTCTAATCACACAGATCGTCTTTACAATGTGATCATGAAAAAGATCCCAGCATTCTTAGCCTTGCCAGAGTTGAAGTTTGAGCGCTTCATGCGTTTAGACGAGTTAGGCATCACCTACCACAAGAAGCCTTACGCCTTCGCTAAAGGCTGGGTGGCAGTTCATGGAGACGAACAAGGCATCAACCCTAACGCGGGTCTTACAGCCCTTGGAGCGGCCCGTAGGCATGGTTTAAGCGTGGTATGCGGACAT